TGATAATGAAAACTTACAAAAATTCCTATCTGAAAGAGAAGTTGAGAAAGCATTTAATCAAGGATTACTTGATATTGTGCCTATAACACAAACAAGAGTTAAGGTGACTTGTGCTTTAGGTCAAATTATATTATATGAATATGTTTTAAATACTGATAAGTTCCCCATAGTTCCTCTTCCAAATATATGGACTAATACACCTTATCCTATGAGTGATGTTAGAAAAAACAAGGACTATCAAAGATTTTTAAATAAAACTATGTCATTAATAACCTCACATGCACAAGCTGCAGCAGGTTTAAAATTATTAATACCTCAAGGGAGTGTTGAGGATATTGAGGAGTTAGAAAGAGATTGGGCAAATCCAAATGCAACAATAGAGTATGACCCATCAATGGGTGAGCCTCATTTTCCATCACCTCAACCACTTGCAAGTTCTATTATGCAATTGCCTCAAATGATATCCCAATATATTGATTTAAATATGGGTATATTTGAAATGCAACAAGGAAATGCAGAAGTTGCTCCAAGAACTTCATCTG